ATGGGCACTGATTGGGCGACTAGCGACTGATTGGGGCTTATTTTTTTATGAAACGAAACTCTATTGATAAGTGACTGTATGGGAGGTTAGCAAAATGGAAAAGAAAAACTTATTAGAGTTAGATTTACAGTATTTTGCAGAGGAAGAAGAGCAAGAGGAAGAAACACAGGAAGAGGAAAAGCAAGAAGAAACTTATTCACGGTCTGATGTAGATAGAGAGATTAGCAAGGCGGTAGAAAAGGCTATCCAAAACCAGCGAAAGAAGTGGGAAGAAGAAAAGCAGCAGGAAATCGAACAGGCTAAGAATGAGGCGGCCGAGTATGCAAAGATGACGCAAAAAGAAAAAGAAGAGGCTGAAATCAAGAAAAAGCTAGAACAGATCGAGAAACGTGAGCAAGAGCTCAATCGAAGAGAGTTGTTGTCGCAAATTAAAAGCGATTTGCAAGAAAACGACTTGCCCACTGAATTAGCTGATATATTAGTCAACGTCAAGGACAATGAAAAAATTAAAGAACAAATATCGAGTGTTAAGGAATTAATTGACAACAAAGTAAATGAACAGGTAAAGGAGAAGTTACGACAAGACACACCTACGGAGTCAACGGGTGAAGTGAAGACCGATCCATTTACTGAAAAACTTAGAAAATACCAATAAGGGGAGATTTAATTATGTCAACAGAAAATAACCGATTAGGTGCAAGAAGTTACCAACCACAATATAAGGAGTTATTACAAGCGGTATTTAAGCACGAGGCTTATTTCCGTGATTTCTTTGGTGGAGAAATCGAGGCATTAGATGGAGTCCAACACAATGAAAATGCATTTTACGTTAAAACAAGCGATATCCCAGTAGTTGTTCGGGGATATGACACTGATGCAGATACAGCGATGGGTAGCGGAACAGCAAATTCAACACGATTTGGTGAGCGAACAGAGATCATCTATCAAGATACACCAGTACCCTACACATGGGATTGGGCTTATCACGAAGGTATCGACCGACACACTGTCAACAACAACTTAGATGCAGCAGTTGCTGACCGTTTAGAGTTGCAAGCACAAGCTAAGGTTGATGAGTTCAACGCACATCACAGTGAGTTTATTTCCGAAAATGCAGGTGAAACATTAGAGTTAATATCATTAGATGCAGATGGGGTATTAGCACTCTTTAATGAGTTGTCTGTTTACTTTACCAATCAGCGCACAATTGGAGCACGAGTTGCTAATGTAGCACCACAAATTTACAACATCATTGTAGACCACCCCGCAACAACCATTGAAAAGCGTTCAAGTGCAAACATTGACGATAACACTATTGTTAAATTTAAAGGTTTTGAAATTCAGGAATTGCCAGAGGATGCATTTCAAGAAGGCGAAGTCATTTATGCTTACGTCAAGAATGTAGGAAAGGCATTCACAGGAATTAATACAGCCCGAACAATCGAAAGTGAAGACTTTGACGGTGTAGCATTACAGGGCGCAGGAAAAGCAGGGGAATTTATCCTTGATGATAACAAAGTGGCGGTAGTCAAAGTTGAAGGTAACTTGGATGACGATGAGGGAAACGGAGTAGAGGGATAGGCAAGGGCGTAATTGGTAGTACGTTCGGGGTGGGTTGATAGCTCACTCCTTTTTGCTTATCCCGATTTTTTAGGAGGTTAAAATATGTCAACGAAAGATGAATTAAAGCAAGTATTTGTGACAGGCGCAATCCCGACTGAACAAGATTTTCACGACTTGATTGACGTGGCGGGTGAACAAGGCCCTAAGGGAGACAGGGGCCCAAAGGGAGATAAGGGCGAACAGGGTCCAAAAGGCGAAAAAGGAGACCCCGGAAAAGATGGGTTTCCGTCAGAAGAAGAATGGAATGACATTGTGGATCGATTAGAAGCTATTGAAGACCAATTGAACGCAGAAGGTTAAGGCGGTGATATGAATGCTAGACCGCATAAAGATTGTTTTAGGTATCAAAGATGATAAACAAGATGAATTGATTGAAATTCTTGTGTCTAATGTGAAAGGTCATTTAGAAAGCTTGCTAGGGAAAGAAGTACCTAGTGAGCTTGAGTTTATTGTAGAAGAAATAACAATACGCAGATTTAACAGAATAGGTACAGAGGGAATGAAATCCGAGTCTGTTGAAGGTCATTCAGTCACATTTTACGATTTGAAAGATGAGTTTGAGCCCTACATGTCTATCATAGACGAATATAGAGATGACGACACAGCGACAGGCAGGGGCAAGGTGATGTTTATATGAGGTATAACGAGCGCATCACTTTAGTAAAGGTGACGGGCAGGGAATATGACCCTGAAACAGGCAAAAACAAACCCGAGGAAGAAGAAAGAATTGAGCTTCCGTGCAATCTATCAGAATTAGGAGTAGAGCGTACGAATGAATTATTTGGACAAATAGACAGCCTGATTATAGTTGCAAGAATACAAAGACCATACAAGAAACAGGCTGACTATGCATTAATTGATGGGGTCAAGTATGCAATCAAGCGCCAATCCAATTATAGGAGAGGCGTTTTTTATTTGGAGAGTGAAATCACATGAGGTTGCGAGGGGCTGATGAACTTATAGGAGCTTTGCACAAAAGGGCCGATTTAGGACTAGTCAAAAAAACAGTAAAGCTAAATGGAACAGAGCTTGAAAGGTCAATGAAAAGAAATGCTAGCTTTGATAAAGGCTATCAGACAGGAGAAACAAAGCGTTCTATTAATTTAACTTTGGAAGAAGACGGAATGACAGCTAGGGTCGGTCCAACAACTCATTACAGCCCTTATTTAGAGCTCGGAACAAGGTTTATGGAAGCACAACCTTTTGTAGGGCCAAGTTTTCACTCTCAAAAAGTCAAGTTTGAACGAGATATGAAACGATTGATGAGGTGAGTATATGAAATCACCGCAACAAGCAATATTTGATGTAGTGTTTAGTATTTGCCTTGATTTAGGCTATGACACTTATAACTATTTGCCACCAGAAGATGCGAGGTTGCCATTTGTGTATGTAGGTGAGCAGTTTGATCAGGATTTAGTTACAAAAGATACTGTCTACGGCAATGTGCAACAACGCATCCACATTTATGGCGATTTAAACGATAGAATAGCGGTTTCTACGATGGTAAACGAAATTAGGCAAGGAGTTAGACGCTTAAGACGTGCCGATGGCTTTTGTATAACAGTCATTGATGCAAACGCACAAATGGGTATAGAGGACGTTTCAGGGCAACAGCTAACAAGGGGATTGTTGGAAGTTGAATTTAGATTTAATTAGGGGGTTATGAAATGAATGAAAAAGAATTAAAGCGGCAAATGCTTGAAGGTAAAAACAAAATTTTACTTTTTAGGCGGCTGGAAGATGCTCATGAAGAAGATGCGGCTAGATTAGTTTTTCAAAGAGAACATACATTCGAGTATGAAAGGGATTTAGACCGCATTGTAACTAAGGATGGGGTTGTTGTCAAGGTTGGAGAATTAGAAGCTAATGTCGATATTGACGCTATCCAATCAAAGAAAGACCCGACTTATGAAATGTTGCAAGAGGCTATGATTAAGGGAGAGAAATTAGAGTTATGGGAGGTAAACATTGATGAGGACTTAAAGGAAGACGACAAGTATCCAGCTGTTTACTGTCAAGGTTATTTGGAAAACTGGAGTCCTGCATCAAGCGCAGAAGACGAAGCTGAAATTAACTCTAATTTTGTTGTTGAGTTAGAACCTCAATTTGGGATGGCTACACTTACAGATGAGGTGGAAAGCGCTGTACAGTATGCATTTAGAGATGTGACAAAACTTGAGGAAGATGAAGGGAATGATGGGCCCTAACGCAATAGGCGAGGCTGAAATAGGTAGTAATTTAAGGGTGGGCTAATTACCTGCCCTTTTTTAAATTAATAAAGGAGAGATAGCATGATTTTGAACATAGGTAACAGAGAATATGAGTTACGATATGGAATTAAGTTTATCGAAACACTAGACAGATTATACAAGCAAGATCTGGAAGGTATAGAATTTGGCTTAGGTATCGAGATGGCTGTACCGTACCTTAATATGCAAAGGCCGACAGCACTAATGAATGTAATCAAGGCGGGGACGGCTCACTTAAATAGTCAACCATCGAACAGTGATATAGAAACCTTTTTGGAAGAATTGGCGACTAACGACATTGATAAATATGAGGAGTTATACAAAGAGGCGATTGAGTCAATGGAACAATCCCCTTTTTTGAAAAGTCACGTAAAAAGAGTGCTGGAAGGAAGCTAGACTCTCAAGAGGTTTATAAGCAAATAGTCATTAATTGTTTTAGGTATCTAGGGTACACGAGTTTATATGATGTTAATGTGACTACCTTATTTGAATATGAAGCAAAAATGCATGCCTTTGAATTAAGGAAAGTGGACAAAGAACACGACATGCACAAACAAGCATGGCTCAATGAAGTTGTTTCACAGACGAAAAAACAAGGTAAAAAACAAGTGCCTATGTACAAAAGTTTTAAAGATTTTTACGACTATGAAAAGCGTCTCAAAGAAGTAAGTAGAAATGATGATAATAACAAACAAGAAATACAACGACTAGCTAATATTGCCAAAAACGTTAACGAGAGGAGGTAGTCGATGCAAAGTTATTCTGTCGAAGCTGTATTGGGTGTTAAAGGCGCTAAAGAATTTACTAGGTCTTTTGAAAGGGCGTCAAGTAGTGTTCAAAAGTTAGATAGGCTTTCTAGCGGCCTTAAATCTATCGGTAAAAGAATGACCACAGCTATAACTTTACCAGTCGTTGCAATGGGTACAGCAATAGTAACAACCGGAGCTAAGTTTGATGATCAGTTATCAACCGTTCAAGCCGTAACAGGTGCGACGGCGAAAGAAATGGATAAATTACGCGAACAAGCGAAAAAAATGGGTCGAGAAACACGCTTTAGCGCATCGGAAGCAGCAGAAGGACAGGAAATGCTAGCTAGAGCAGGTTTTGAAACTAAAGAAGTTATCGAAGCTTTGCCTTCTGTTTTGGATTTAGCGGCTGCAGGTGCTGTTGATTTAGGAGATGCTGCTGACATTGCATCTAACATATTAAGTGGTTTCGGAATGGAAGCAACAGAAACAGCTAAGGTAGCTGATATTTTAGCTAAAGCAAGTTCAGACTCTAATACAGATATTCAGGGTTTGGGTGAGTCAATGAAATATGTTGCGCCCATAGCATCGGACTTAGGCGTTTCTATCGAGGATACAACGGCAGCGATAGGTTTTTTAGGCGACGCAGGTATTCAGGGTGGCCAAGCTGGTAGACAACTCAGAAGTGGTTTACAGTCATTAGCAGCACCGACCGAAGGCGCAGCGTCGCTAATGGAAGAGTTAGGGATAAGTGTTTTTGATGCAGAAGGAAATATGAAATCACTACCGGATGTTATTGGAGAACTTGAGAATGGACTAGAAGGAATGAGCGGGCAACAACGGTCGGCCGCACTAGAAACGATCTTCGGAGCTGATGCGATGAGCGCTTGGTCCGTTCTTGTCGGAAGTGGTAGCAACGAATTAGGTAAATTTAGTGATGTATTGTCCGGATCGGAAGGCGCAGCTGGAGATATGGCTGAAACTATGGAAGATAACTTGGCGGGTTCGTTTAGGTCTTTAAGGTCAGCGCTAGAAGGTGTCATGATTGAGTTTTATGAACTTGGAGACGGTCCTATAAAAAATTTAATTGATTGGGTGACAAAACTAGTTAGAAGCATAACAGAGCTTGACAAGGAGACTTTGCAATGGATTGCAATAGCTGCTGGAGTAGCGGCAGCAATAGGGCCTATTTTACTTGTTTTAGGCGGTATTGTATCATCCATTCAAACACTTATTCCTGTATTGGGGGCTTTGTTAAGTCCCGTTTCTTTAATCGTGCTTGCTGTTGCTGGATTGACGGCTGCTTTCATTTATCTGTGGAACACGAACGAAGAATTTAAAGAGTTCTTTTTAAGTACGTGGGAAAATATTAAGGAGACTTTTTCAGGTATAATTGACACCATTTCCGAGCATGTTATAACCGTTTTTGAGTCACTTAAAGAATTTTGGAATAACAACATTGAAACGTTTTTAGAAGTAGCAGAAACTGTATTTACGGGTATATGGGAAACGGTAGAGGTTGCAATGGAACATGTAGAAGATATTATAACAAGGGTGCTCGATATTGTAGTGCCATTTATTCAAAATCAACTAGAGAAGATCACTCAATTTTGGGATGAAAATGGCGAAAATATAATGTCGATCATTGAGTTCGCCTTTGATTTTATTAAAGGTGTCATTGATTTCGTCATGCCCTTTATAACAAACATAATCGAAACGGGTTGGGAAATTATAACAGGTATATTTGATGCGGCAATTGACGTGATTATGGGGATTGTTGGTTTTTTCGTCAATATGTTTACTGGCGACATGGAGGGAATGAAAGAATCAGGAAAAAGAATAATTAGGGGTTTGTGGAATGGAATTAAGACTATATTCAAAGGTGCTTGGAACTTGATTTCAAAGCCGCTGAAGACTTTGTACGATAAGTTTAAAGGTTGGTTTACAGACTTAAAAGACAAAGCTATCGATTGGGGTAAAAACATGATTGATGGTTTTATCGATGGTATAAAAAGTATGGCAGGTGCAGTCAAGGACGCAGCCAAAAATGTCATCTCTGGAATTGGAGATTTTCTAAAGTTCTGGTCACCTGCTAAAAAAGGTGAAGG